GCCGCCGAGCAGGCCAAGCCCGCCGAGGCTCCCGCTCAGCCGGTCGTCCGCCACCACGGTAACCCGCCCGGAGCGGGAGCCGCCTCCCTCGATGAGCGTATCGCCGCAGCCGAAGCGGCCGGAGACCGGACTCTCACGGCCTCCCTGAAGGCCCTGAAGCTCGGCTCCCACTGATGAGCCATCACGAACGAAAGGAGCCATGATGCCCGGAATCACCGGCATGGCAACCACCTACAACTGCCCCAACTACGTCGGCGAGCTGTTCTCGGTCAGTCCCGAGGACACGCCACTGCTGTCCTCGATCGGCGGCCTGACCGGCGGCAAGTCAATCGGCGGGACCGAGTGGTCCTGGTCCGGTTTCGACCTGCGTGACGCCGAGGACGGACGCCAGCGCACTGAGGGTGCGAAGGCCCCCGCTTTCGAGGCCCGCAAGCGCTTCGCCGCCTCCAACGTCACTGAGATTCACCAGGAGGCCGTGTCCGTCTCCTACACCGCCCAGGGCGCAACCAAGCAGGTGACTCCCGCACCTGGGGCGACGACTGTCACCATCGGCGGCACCGTCCTGCCCGCCAGCGAACTGGCCTTCCAGATCAGTGGGCAGCTGAAGCAGATCGCCCGCGACGTCGAGAAGACCTTCATCACCGGGAAGTACGCCAAGCCGACGGACAACCAGACGCCCCGCAAGACTCGCGGCCTCATCGAGGCGATCACCACGAATGTGGCGACCACCACCCACAAGGCCAGTGAACTCACTGAGGCTGACGTCGTTGACCTCATCGAGAAGGTCTGGACGAACGGTGGCCTCCGGGAGGGTGAGACCCGCACCCTCATCGTGAACTCCACGCTGAAGCGCGCCCTGACTCGCGTGTTCATCAAGGAGGCGAAGTATCAGGAGGCGTCCCGCAGCGTCGGCGGCGTCAACCTGAAGACCATCGAGACCGACTTCGGGGCCCTGAACATCATGCTCAACCGGTACGTGCCGGCAACGAAGCTGATCGTCGCCTCCCTGGAGCAACTGTCTCCGGTCTTCATGGAGATTCCCGACAAGGGGCACTTTTTCGCGGAGCCGCTGGCGAAGACCGGGGCTAGCGATGACGTGCAGCTCTACGGGGAGATCGGTCTGGAGTACGGCAACGAGAAGGCTCATGGCTGCCTGACGGTGGCTGCTGGCTGACGTGGCTCGGGGGCGCCCCGCGATCTGTGGGGCGCCCCTGCCTGGCCCTGAGAGAGAGGGAATCATGAGGATCACTTGCTACAAGCACCCGTCGCTGTTGGTGACTACCCCGCGCGTTGAGTTCGTGGATGGGGTGGCCGAGGTGGATGAGGCCACGATGCAGGCGCTTGCTCCGCTGCTGGAAGAGTGGGGTATCGACGCCGCCGATATTGGTGGCGAGCATGCCGAGACCATCCCTGAGGACCCTGAGGCTCCCAAGGAGCCCGCGGCTCCCGAGGACACCGCCCCGCCCGAGGAGGAGTCCCCGAAGCGGGGCAAGAATGGCTGACACCTTCGCGACCGTCGAGGACCTGGAGGCGCGTTGGCGTGGCCTGTCTGAGCAGGAGCGGAAGCGTGCCGCGGTCCTCTTGGAGGATGCGACGGACCTCATCAAGTCGTCGGCACCGCGCTGGCAGCACGCGTCTCTGGTGACGTTGAAGCGCATTGCCTGCGCGGTCGTGAAGCGGGCGTTGCAGGCTGAGCAGGGGGCGGCTGATGGGCTCCCGGAGCCCAGGGGTCTCCTGGCTAGCGAGATGCACACGACGGGGCCGTTCACCGACCAGTACGCCTACAGCAACCCTGAGGGTGACCTGTTCCTGCGGGCGGCTGAACTGAAGCAACTGGGCGGCCGACGGTCGGCAGCGTTCGAGGTGGACTTGCTGGCTCCGGCGGTGGCCCCGTGATCGCCGTCGGCCTGGTCGCCGTGACGAGACTCAGGGCGGGCGACGGTGGCACAGACCAGTACGGTGAGGCTGTCCCCGGACCGGTCTTGGAGAGTGCCCTGCCGCCCGCCCTGTTCAACCCCGGCGGCACGAGCGAGCCGGTCACTGCCGGGTCAACGCCGGTCATCTCCCAGCCGACCCTGTACTGGCGCGGCAAGCACCCGGACATCCGCTCCAGCGACCTCCTGCGCATCGCAGGCATCACGTACAGGGTCGAGGGCGCCCCGGCGCGCTGGCCCAAGGGCTCCGTGGTCACGCTCCACGCCGCCACCGACCCGCGACAGATGGGGGGCGCCTGATGGGGAAGATCAAGTTCCGGCTCAACGGCCCCGGTGTCGCCCAGATGCTCCAGTCCCGTGAGGCGCAGAACGCCGTCAACGGGGCCGCGAAGGGGCTCGCCGAGCGGGCGGGGGAGGGCTTCAAGGTGCACTCCTCGACGACTTCGCGTGCCCGCGCCTACGTGCGTGCCGGCACCCGTAAGGCGGGCCTGGAGCAGGCCCGCAAGCATGTCCTGGAGCGTGTCTACGGCGGGGGGAGTGGCTGATGGCCGGCACATCGCGGGACACGAAGGCCCTGGTGATGGCGGCCCTGAAGGCGGCCTTGCCTGACGTGCAGGTCGTGTCCAGTGTCCCCTACGCGAATGGTGACCCGCCGGATCCTCTGGTCCTGGTGATCGCTACGGGCGGCCAGGGCCAGCACCAGCGGGTGCTCTCCACCGGTCAGGTCACCATCGACAGTTTCGCTCCCACTACGGGCCAGGCAATGCGCCTGGCCCTTCGTGTTGACGCCGCCGTGAACGCGCTCGTGGCGGGCCATGACTGGCCGGTCACGAGGGTCACGGGGAACGCCCCATCTGAGTCGCCCGACCCGACTATCACGGCCGCCCGAGCGACGGCCACCTACCAGATCACCACACGGAACCAACCGTAAGGAGAACACCAATGGCAGTGAATGCCGACAATGTCTTGGGCTTCGGGTCGGACGATGACTCGCTCTTCCTTGGCCCCTACGACGCCGCCCTCGCCACCAAGATCCAGGGCCTCACTACCGCCGTCCCCACCAGCCTCAAGGACTGCGGGTGGATCAGCGATGACGGAATCAAGCTGACGATGGACGACTCGGTGACCAAAATTAAAGGGCACCAGGGCCATGGGGTGGTTCGCACGTTCATGGACTCCTCGGAGACGGGCCTGGAGGCCGCCCTCCTCGAGTCGCAGTTGGACATCGTGACCCGCTTCCTGAACGCGAAGGCGGAGAAGATTCAGGAGCAGATCGGTGTCGGCCCGCAGAAGACGGACGTCGCGAAACTGACGGCGAAGGCCCAGCGCACGGTGACCGTGCTCAGTGGTGTCCTCGACGTGTTCGACACCGCCTCCACCGGTGACGCCCGCACCCGCATGCGGATCGTCTTCCCCCGCCTCGAGCTCGGTGAGCGCGGCGAGGTGGCCTTCAAGGTGGGCGAACTGACCGCCTGGAGTTACAAGCTCTCGGTGCTGGGCGACTACGTCATCTACTCCAACGCGAAGTCGCTGATCCCGGCCTGATAAGGCCCTCTTTCTCCCTGCCCCGGCGCGGATGGTCGGTCCCTGCGCCGGGGCAGGGTCACCACAACCTGGGACCGCCAACCACCGAAAGGGACCGACAGATGACTAGCAAGAAGACGAGCAAGACGGCCGAGCGCGCCCGCGAGATCGGGGCCGCGACGCCGAAGGACTTCCAGGAGGCCGAGGCCAACGGGGGTGGCGTCGTTGAGGTGACCGTCGATGGCCTGACCATCACCGTTGACCCGACCGCCTTCCAGTCCGACTGGGAAGTGATCGAGGCGCTGGCCGCCATGGAGGACGGTAGCGCCTCGCCCGCCGCGATGATGCGCGTGACCCGCGCCGTCCTGGGCGACGCCTACGACGACGTGAAGGCCCACGTCCGTGACGCCGACGGCAAGGTCAACGCCGACGCCATGGGCGAGTTCCTCCAGCAGGTGTTCGAGGCACTGAACGCGGGAAACTGATCGCCCTCCCCGCGCTCCTGCGGGAGCATGGGGAGGAGATCGAGGCCGACCTGCTGCGGGTCTATGGGGTGGACCTCCTGGACCTCTACCGGGGCCAGCTGACGCCCAGGCGGCTGCTGGTCCTCATCCGTGGCCTCCCGCCCGGCTCGGCCCTGGGTAGGGCCATGGGCGGGGACGTCGCCCTCTCCGACGAGGTGACGGCGATCCGGCTCGCGGCATGGCAGATCTGCTGCTACATCGCCTCCGCCGTCGGAGCCAAGCAGTCCGACCTGCCAAAGCCGCCGCAGCCGCCCGAACCCGGCTGGCAGCAGAAGGCCCGCGAGGCGCAGGAGCGGCAGGACACCAAGGCCCGCCGCTGGCTCGCCAGGCACCCAGAACTGGCCGCACAGGCCAGCACATAACCACAAGAGGGGAGGCCTCACAGCACGCCGCTGTGGGGCCTCCCGGCATATAGAGGAGGGCCTGAGTGGCTGGCTACAACATCGGTACCGCCTGGATCCAGGTCGCTATCTCCGGCTCCAACCTCACCCGCGAGGTTGAGGGGCAGCTCAACCGTGTCAACACCAGCCGGGCTGAGAACAGCATCATCAGCGGCCTGGGTGGGGCGTTCCGCAAGGTCGGGAAGATCGCCGCAGGGGCGTTCGCCGTCGCCAGTACCGTCGCCCTCAGCGCAGGCTTCGCAGACATCGCGAAGCAGGCTATCGACGCCTCTGACGCGACGAACAAGTTCAAGAACACCCTGAATTTCGCTGGTAAGAGTGCGGCCGACGTTGACCGGCTCACCAAGTCCACGAAGGAATACGCGGACCGGACGGTCTACGGCCTGTCCGATATTCAGTCGATCACCGCCCAACTCGCGTCAAACAACGTCCAGGGCTACGACAAACTCGCCGAGGCTGCCGGTAACCTCAACGCCGTCGCAGGCGGAAACGCCGAAACATTTAAGTCGGTCGGCATGGTGCTCACCCAGACCGCCGGCCAGGGGAAACTCACCACTGAGAACTTCAACCAGCTCGCCGACGCTGTTCCCGGCGCGTCCGGGAAACTCCAGCAGGCCCTCCTTGAGGCCGGCGCTTACACCGGCAACTTCCGGGAGGCGATGGAGAAGGGCGAGATCACCGCCGAGGAATTCAACGCAGCAGTGATGGACCTGGGAATGACGGACGTCGCCAAGGAGGCGGCGACGTCAACCCAGACGATCGAGGGCGCCTGGGGCAACCTCGAGGCCACCCTCGTGTCCGGCGCGATGGGTATCGTTGACCAGATCAAGCCTGCCCTGACGGACTTCATGGGGAACGTCGCGTCGGGGGCCGAGGGTGCGTTCGACTGGATCCAGAACAACCTCATCCCCGGCATCCAGGGTGTTTGGGACATCCTCTCCAAGGGCCAGTTCGACGGCTCTAGCAAGGTCTTCGGCCTCGAAGAGGATTCCGGGATCGTTGACTTCCTGTTCAAGATCGGGGAGTCCGCGCGGGCGGCCGGGGACTGGATCACCGGGACCCTGATCCCCGGAATCCAGGGAGTCGCCAGCATCCTGTTCTCCGGCGACTACCAGGGCCCCGATTCGCTCTTCGGCCTCGAAGAGGACTCCGCCCTGGTGGACTTCCTCTTCAACGTCCGTGACGCCGCTATCGAGGCCGGCACCTGGATCAACGACACGCTCATCCCGTCGGTGCAGGGCCTCGTGGAGATCATCTTCACCGGGGAGACGGACAAGCCGCTCTTCGGGCTCGACCCGGATTCTCCGTTGACCGGGTTCCTTGAGGGGCTGCGTGACGCCATCGTTAAGGTGGGCGACGCCCTCCTGACTGCGACATCCTGGGGCATCGAGCACAAGGGGATGCTCTCCACCCTGGCCGTCACCGTCGGTACCGCCGCGGGCGCTTTCTGGACCCTCCATAAGGCGACGCAGGCGATTGACGGGATCAAGCAGGCCGGCAGCATCCTGAAATGGGTGACCAGCCTCAAGTCCATGGAAAGCGCCGTCAAGGCCGCGAAGGACGCCCAGGCGGCTTTCAACGTGGTCTCGAGCGCGAACCCGTACATCCTCATCGTGACGGCCATCCTCGCCGTCGTCGCCGCCCTGGCTTGGTTTTTCACCCAGACGGAGACGGGCAAGAAAGCATGGGCGGCGATCACCGCCGAGTTCAAGAAGTTCCTGGACTGGATCGCCCCATACTGGGATGCGACCCTGAACGCGCTCAGCTCGACTTGGAACACGGTGTGGAGCGCCGTCAGCGGGTTCTTCACCTCCTATGTGGTGCCGCTGATCTCGGGTGCCGTGAGTGTCCTGAGTGGCGTGTGGTCGGTCCTGAGTGGCGCGGTGAGCGCTGTCTGGGGCGGGATCATGACGGCGATCTCGACGGTCGTGGACTGGATCTCCACCTACGTCGGCCCGGTCCTTTCTGGGGTGTGGACTGGCATCAAGGTTGCCGTGTGGGTCCTGGCTACGGCGGTCGTCTTGTACTTCCAGATGTGGTGGGCTGCGATCTCGACGGTCGTGGACTGGGTGGTCACCTACGTTGGGCCTGTCCTCGCTGCCGCCTGGGAGGGCATCAAGACCGGGGCCCAGTACTTGTGGGCGGGCATCGTCTGGGTGTGGGACGGCATCAAGGCTGCCGTCGGCGTGGCCGTGGACTGGTTCAACGCCTACGTCGCTCCCACCTTGGCCGCGGTGTGGGAGGGCATCAAGATCGGGGCCCAGTTCCTGTGGAATGGGATCGTCACGATCTGGAACGGGATCAAGGCCGCCGTGCAGGCCGTCGCGGATTTCTTCACCGCCTATGTCATGCCGGTCATTTCCGCAGTGTGGACCGGAATCCAGGTGGGCGCCCAATTCCTATGGAACGGCATCATCACAATCTGGAACGGCATTAAGTCGTCCGTGCTCACGGTCGTCAGCTGGTTCCAGACCTACGTGCAGCCCGTCATCTCCACGGTGTGGAACGGTATCAAGTCCGGTGCGGATACGCTGTGGAATGGCTTGAAGACCGTCTGGGATGGCATTAAGTCCACGATCAACACGGTTGCGACATGGTTCCAGAACACGCTCAAGCCGATCTTCGATACGGTCACGACGAATATCAAAAAAGCCTTCGAGAATATGAAGTCTGGTATTCAAACCGTATGGGATGGGGTTAAGTCGGTCGCGGCGAAGCCGATCAACTTCATCATCAATACCGTTTACAAGAATGGTATTAAGAAGACGGCCGACTCCATTGCGGAGAAACTGGGCCTGTCACTGAGACTCCCAGATGTCTCCGCAATCCCAGGGTACGCCAGCGGTGGTGTGCTGCCAGGCTACAGCCCCGGCAAGGACATCTACCACTTCTACAGCCCCGACGGCGGTGGTGCTATCGCCCTGTCCGGCGGCGAGGCCATCATGAGGCCCGAGTGGGTGAAGGCCGTCGGCGGCCCCGCAGCGGTCCACCGGATGAACGCCGCAGCTCGCGGCTCGAGTGGGGCGCACATCCCCGGCGGGGACACGGGGGCGCGCTTCGCGGCCTTCGCCGACGGTGGTATCTGGGACAAGATCAAGGGAGCCGCAAAGTCCGGGTGGAATACGGCCACAGACTGGATCTCCAGTGCGGCGGACGCGGTCTCATCGATCATCTCGGATCCGCTCGGAGCGGTGGAGAACTTGATCCGCCTCCCGATGAAGGCGGTCATGGCCGGCCTGCCCGGCTCGGGGTTCTTCCACGACATGGCGGGGGCGCTGCCTGGCCGCTGGGTTGATGGGTTCGGGGAGTGGCTCAAGGGCAAGACGGCCACGATGGCCGCCTCTGACATCGTGAACGCGGCCAGGATGGCGATCGGCGCAACCTACGTGTGGGGCGGATCCTCGATCCCGCCCGGCGTTGACTGCTCGGGCCTCGTCTACTGGGCGGCCCACCAGATGGGCTCCCAGATCCCGCGTCTGACGGCGGCCGGCTACCAGGCGGGCTCCACGCCCGGCGGGTCCTACAACACGCCCGGGACCTTGTTGTTCTGGGGGCACCCCGCCCACCACATCGCCATCGCCTCCGGTGGTGGCCGGATGGTCGAGGCCCCCACGTTCGGGATCCCGGTCCGAGAGGTCCCCATCTGGGGGTCGCCGAGCACTGGCCTCTACAAGTTCGACAGCGGCGGCCTGCTGCAGCCGGGGCTGACGACGGTCCTCAACGCCACCGGGCGCCCCGAGCCGGTGTTCACGGGCGGCCAGTGGTCGAAGATCGACGACCTCCTCGGCAAGGGCGGGAACGCGCCCTCGGTGCTCGAGGTACGCGACGTGGACGGCGAGCTCATTGGCCGGATGCGCGTCGAGGCTGAGCGGGTCGCCGTCGAGGCGTCACGCAACGACTGAGAGGAGCCAGGATGGCACTCAAGGGGTGGATCGGCGCGACGTCCGGGCTCCCGTCCCTCCTCGTGGACGGGCCGGCCACGGTGACCGCTGGTGACCGTGTCCTGGCCCGCCTAGGGGAGGGCCAGCACCTCGTGGCTGACGCCCTGGCCGCGCCCGGCGTCGAGACCACCTACCGGGCGGGCGAGGATGAGGTGACCCTCACCCGCCGTGTCGGGGACTGGTACGGCGTCTACGTCACGGGCAAGGATGGACGTTCCTTCCCCGGCCTCATCTACGTCAGCAATGAGGACCCGGTGGAGTGGTCGGCGAAGACATCCCGCGTCGGTGGGGTCACCAGGTGGGCGCTCCGGGATGAGCCCGAGTCCGGCACTGGTGTTATCGCCTGCCCGACCGAGTATGAGCCCTTCCTGTGGTGGGTGCTCCAGTCCCACGCCCCGATCATGCTCATCCCGTCCGCCCCGACGGCGGGGGTGCCGCCGCGGACGGTCATCGTCAACAGTGTCTCCCGGAAGCGCCTCATCGATGATCTGATCGAGCTGACGGTGAAGTGGACGGCTCACGAGCCCCGGGAGGGGGACTCCCCGATGGGGGCTGTCCCGGTTACCACGTGGGGTGAGTGGCAGGACTATGGGGAGGCCCATCCTGACGAACCGGGCTGGCAGGCGTGGTCCGCGCTCGAGGTCGCTCAGCGAGTGCAGGGGATGCCATGAGGCCCGGCCCGTCTACCGAGGCCCTGGCCGGCCCCGTCGCCGTCGGCGCACGCATCGACGTCCACCTGGGGGGCGTGGTGATCGCCCTCGACGTCCCGTGCGAGGACGTGCAGATCGATTGGGCATCCGACCGTGTCGTGCCGGGGAAGCTCACCTACACCTGCCCGGCGTCCCTGGTGCCCGAGTCGCCCGCGTCGGCGCTCAACAACTACGGGCAGCGGTCGCACGTCGTCGCCATCCTCGAGACCCGGGACGGCCGCGACGAGGTTGACCTGGGGTGGTGGCAGCACCAGTCCTGGGAGGAGGACACCTCCGGGAAGGTGAAGGTCGAGGCACTAGACCTGATGCAACTCTTGGAGCAGGACCCGATGCCCTGGCCGTCGTCACCGCGCGGCGGGGCGACTGTCCTGTCTGAGGCGCAGCGTCTCACTGGGACTCTCCCGGTGGTCCTGGATCCGGGCACCCCGAATCCTCTGGTGCCTACGTCCACGCAGTGGGGGCACAGCAGGACTGAGGCGATCCGGGACCTGTGTCACACCCGGGGCCTGAGCTACGCGGTGAAGGCTGACGGCTGCCTGCACCTGTGGGCGCAGACCGACGCCGGCAGCCCTGTGGCCCGCTACACGGGCCGGGACCTCCTCATCGAGGCGCCCCGCAAGTCGGTGGAGCGTCGCCCGAACCGGTGGGTGACCGTTGGCAGTCCCCAGCAGTCGGACGACAGGAAGCCGGCCGTGAAGTGGACCGGGACCGCCGTCGCATCCTCCTGGCCCTACGAACCCAGCACCTACGGGTGGGTCACCGACAGGCGAGAGTTCAACGCGGCGGCCTCGGCGGGTGCCGTCCACAAGGCGGCTCACACGAACATGGCGAACGCCCTTGCGGCGGCGTCGAAGAGGTCGGTGGAGATCGTCCCGGATCCGCGCCTGGAGGCCGGTGACGTGATCGCCGTCCACACGGACGCGGGAGAGGTCATCGTCGGCAAGGTGACCGCCTACTCCCTGCCGGTGGACAAGCCGGGCGGGCAGATGCGCGTAGACATGGAGGAACTGGCATGGTGAAGCCGAATCTGTGGATCGACCGCAAGCCATCCCCCAGGACGGCGGTGGCGTCGCAGCAGGCGTCCTACGGGTCCGGTTCGCAGGCGGGGACGTGGGCCACTGGCCGCGTCTTGGAGGTCCTGGACGATGGCCTGGTCCGTGTGGAACTCCCGGCTGACGAGCCGGTGAGTGAGGTGGTCGCCCCGGCCGACGGTGGCGTGACCGCGGTCGGCGCGGAGTGCGTCTGCCTCCAGGCGGGGGACGGCAAGGTCTACCAGGTGGTGAGCCCTGCCTCGCTCCCCGAGGGCGGGCAGGCGCGTGCGACGGGCGCGACGGGGAAGATCGCCCTGGAGGCGGCCGGCACGAAGGCCGAGCTTGACGCCGCCCGGAAGGAGATCGAGGCGGCGCAGAAGCAACTGTCCGAGGAGGTCAAGGCCGCGAAGGATGCCGCTTCGACGTCGGGCAAGCAGGCGGCGGCCGCGCTGAAGCGCGCGATCGGCCGCGTGACCGTCTCTCAGACTGCCCCGGCCAAGCCCGCCGACGGCGACCTATGGGTGGCGACCAACGCGGACAAGCAGGCCACTGGCATCAAGGTGTGGTCGGCCGCCGCGACGGCGTGGCAGGACTACCTGTTGATCGCTGGTCGCGTCCTCGTCCCCGGCACCGTCGGGGCGGTCCAGCTCGCTGACGGCGCTGTCACCGCCCCCAAGATCACCGCCTCGGACGAACTGTGGGCGAAGGTGGCGACCTTCGCCAAGGTGACGACGCAGATGCTCCAGGCCGGGCAGGCGCGGATCACCGGGGAACTGCTGGCTGACACCATCCGGCTTTCCACGCGGATTGTCGCCGGCGACCCCTCTGGGGATGCGGCGATCATGGATCACACGGGCCTGCACGTGCTGAAGGCCGTCGGCGGCCAGCCGAGCGAGGTCGTCACCCTCGGCACGAGCGGGCAGGACTTCCTGTCGATCACGGGCACAGACGGGCTGGCTAAGGCGACCATCACCGGCGACGGCCTCATGACCGCGCAGTCCCTCTCCGTGGCCGACAAGATCACCTGGAAGGGCCGAGACCTGGCGACGGTCCTGGACGTGATCCCGCGCGGAATTGTCGCCTGGGGCACGGCGTGGGCCTGGCCGGGACAAGGGCGACACCAGGTGCGCGGGGACGACGAGATCGCGACCTTGACCGTCGATCTTGAGGCCGGCCGCCTGTATCACTGCGAGATGATTTGGTCGTGGATGCCGAATCAGGCTAAGGCTATGTGTGAGCCTCGTGTTGCAATTCGCCCCGCGGGAAACGGGGCGAAGGACACGACGAATTGGGCCAGCCGTGTTCCAGGTGCGTTCGTGAATCAGATTCAGACTGACCGCGCACATTTCCCACCGTGGTCACCCAATACGTCAGGTACCTACAAGCTCTCGATTTCACTGGCGCACGCCTACATTGCCGGTGGTGTGACACTGGATTATGGGACGCAGCCACCGCACGTATGGCTTACCGACATCGGCGTGGCACCCAAGGCAACACTGAGGTTCCCAGATTCAGTGGCTGCCAACGGAAAGAACCAGCCCGCACCGCGGCAGAATCACCGGTCCGTGTTCGTAGCGAATTGGTGGCGGGCGTACTCGAATGGTTCACCGGATACGGCCTGGTCCGGTTCCCTCCCTCAGGGTAGATACGGCAACTGGACCTATAACTCAATTGTTGGGTTCCCGGACATGACCTCCACCCTGAGGGGTGCAACCATCAACAACATGTCGCTCTACGTCTACGCCAAGCACTGGTACGGGCAGACGGGCGTCGCCAGCATTGGTGCTCACGGGTGGCAGTCTGCCCCGGGCCAATTCGGGTCGAATGGGCGTTGGTTGGAAACTGGGGGCTGGGGACGTGGAGAGGGCAGATGGATATCCATCCCAAGCAGCCTCTGGTCCAACTTCCAGAACGGCATCTACCGAGGGATCACGTTCGAGACCCAAGGGAACGCATCGTACGGGTATTGGGACACGAACATCCAGATCGCCGTTGACTACAGCAAGTAAGGAGAACCAGAATGCCCACCAATCACTGGAAGGGGATCCCAATCCCCGAGGCGGGGGACGACCTACTGTCCGCATGGTCGAAGGCTTTCGACGTCGCCGGGGTGATCTTCCCGGCCCAGTCCGTGGCTCAGGCCCGGGAAATCCTCAGTCGCGCCGAGGCCGCAGGTCACCCGCCGACGGCCGCGCACCCCGCCTACCTGGACGTCTCAGGTGTCCTCTACCGGTCGGACGGCAGTAAGAATGGCGGCCGTTGGGTTATAACCCCGGTGAATGAGGTGCAGGCTGCCGAAGCCGGTATCGGCGCTTCTTACACGTGGCATCTCAACAGCAATCAAACCACCGACGTCGCCACCATTGATCTTGGTGTCCGCCCGTATGACCGGCTTGTTCAGGTTTCCTGGACGTGCTTCGGGATCGTCCGCAATGGAGTCATTGACATATATGCGGCGATCATGGACCGGTACGCCTACGCGCGTTTCCCGGTCCAGACTTTCGGGACCACCATCACCGCGAACGTGATGGCGATAGTTCCCGCGGGCCAAGCCCCCAGGATTAGGGGTGGATTCGTCGGAGGGCAGGGAGTCGGTGGGACTTTCAGTTTTACCGACGACAAGCGCTATTCCGGTCTCATCGCAACTTCAACACCGAAGGGAATGCAGTAGTGGTCAACTACAATGAGCACGACATTAAGATGATGGGCGACGCCGATTTCGACAAGCTCGCCACCATCGTCAACACCGAGCAGGACAAGCGGAGATTCCTGCACGACTGCAAGGCGGAAGTCGACAAGCGAATCGACACATACATCGAGTACGCCCCAACAGAGGCGAAGGACATCAAGGGCCTCCAGCGCGACGCGATGATCGGCCCCGGCGAACTCCTGAACGTCGATGGCAAGACCTACAAGAACATCGCCCGCGCCTGGCTGAACCCGTTCAAGGCCGGGCCGATCAACTTCGCCGCCGGCTGGGAGCAGCAGAACGGAGGCGTCCTGTGAGCGTCGGGACAGTCACCGCCCGGATCGCACGCCGCATCTGCGACGTCGAGCCCGTCGGTTATTCGCAGCCAGATCGACGCACCTGGTTCGCGAACGCCGACTGGGAGGGGCACTGCTCCTCCCCGCAGAATGCCGATTGCTCCAGCCTCGCAGCAGGCGCGGTCTGCTACGGCCTCCACGACACCTACGGCGTCCCGTGGGGACACCCTGCCCTCCTCGAAATCAATGACTTCTGGACCGGGAATCTCCGGCAGGGGCTCGAAGCTCGCGGCTTCGATGAGGTCAACTGGGAGAACGAGAACCTGACCCCCGACGGCGGATTCAAGGCAGGCGACATCGTCTTGTCCGCAGCGAATGAGGGCGGCGTCGGGCACGTCATCGTCATCGTCGAGGACGGCTATGACCCGCTCGAGTCGGAAGCGTGGATCGCCGAGGACAACAGCATCGACGGCTACCTCGGCGACCAGACGGGCCAGGAGACGCGGACCGCCCGCTACTCCACGCACCCACACACTCAGGCCGGCCGGTGGACGTCCTGCCACCGCTTCAACGAGGCGAAGTTCTTCCAGCAGTGGCCCGAGTTCGCGAAGGGCAAGGCATCAGCACCTGGGCCGGCCCCGGCGACCCCAGCTCCTCAGGCCGCCCCGGCGCACGCTCACGGCATCGACATCTCCAGCCACCAGGCGGGGCTCCACATTGCCGCGATCTGGTGCGATTTCGTGATCGTCAAGGTGACGGAGGGGACGGGCTACGAGAATCCGTTCTGGCGTGTCCAGGCGGAGGCGACGCTGGCCGCGGGCAAGAGGTTGGGCCTCTACCACTTCGCCAACGACGAGGACGCGGGCGAGCAGGCCCGTTACTTCCTCGACCGCGCCAAGGGATACGCGGGAAGGGCGACGTTCTGGCTGGACTGGGAGGCCGACGCCGTCGGGCTCGGCCCCGGCCCCGCGCTGGCGTTCCTGAACCAGGTGGCCGCAGAGACCGGCTCCACCCCGGGCTTCTACACCTACCAGAACGTCCTGAACTCCTACGACTGGTCGGCCGTGGCCGCGCGCTTCCCGCTGTGGGTAGCCGGCGGCCCGGACTACTCAGACTACGGGCAGGCGTACAGCGACCCGCCCATCCCGAACGTCCCCTACTGGGGAGGCGGTGCGCTGGTTCACCAGTACACCGAGGACGGCTATTTGCCCGGCTACAGCAGCCACCTCGACCTGGATCGCCTGCGCGACCGCAGCGCCTGGGACGCGATGATCGGCGGCGGTCATGTCGCCGCCTCCGCTCCGGCCGCTCCCGCGGCGC